AAGATATGGCGTAAATAGTACGTCAATACCACTTGATTTTGATTTATCCGTTGAACTAACAAAATATCAAGATATTAAAAATTTTAATGTAATATTTTTTGTTAAACAACATTCAGGTTAATAAAAAAAAATCGGCGTTTTACTTGCTACGCTGATAAATGTGCAAAGGTGTAAAAGGTTGCACCAAAACTAAACTATCTTTTTATAAAAACAATCTTTTTATAAAACAATCTTTTATATATCAATCCAAGTCTGGAGAATTATACCCAATTACCGGTAATTCCTTTGTGGTTTCTCTCCCCATAACATATTCTATTTTGGTTTTCAGATAGCTTAAAGGTGTTCGTACGAGTGAGTATGTATGTTCTATAAAATCAATATGCTCACGCATTTTAGAACAATCTTCTTCAACATTTTTATTATTATCAACTATATTACCAATATTCTTTTCTATATTAGAAAGTCTCTCTTCAATATTTTTTAACATATCTATTATTAGCTCTATTTTATCCATTATAGTATATATTTTATTATTTTATAATGCAAATAACGTTAAAAAATATTTACTTTTCAAAAATAATTCTCGAATAAAATAAAATAAAATAAATGTACTCTCTGTTTTTTTTCCAGGTTTGGTGATTCTTTTTTCATTTTGGACATTTTTAAAATGTCCTTTTTTCAAAAGGGGCTGTCCGGAGTCTGGAAATTTTGAAAAATCTGGTTTTCCTAGAAGATGGTCTCATTTTTTAGAAACAGGTGAAAATATGTGTTACCATAACTTTTTTTATTTTTAATAGAAAAGGTTTAGGAATTTTTTCTGTTAGGATAATATTAGCATGAATCCTAAAAATCCTAACACTAAAAATGCTAATTTATTTATGTGCAATCTTTGTCACTTTAATTCCAGCAAAGAAAGCAATTACAAAGTTCATTTATTGACACGGAAACACAAAATCCTAATGAATCCTAATGCAGTCATGCCCAACCATATAGTCAAAATACATACGTGTAAATGTGGTAAAAATTATAAACATTTATCGACTTTGTGTGCTCATAGAAAAACATGTATTATACCGCCGGAAGAATTATCAAATATGGAAAACCTAACTCCAAATACCGAATTACAAAATAAGCAGATCATCGAGCTATTAATCAAAGAAAACGCCGAAATGAAGAACATTGTGCTCGAGATAGTTAAAAGTAACGGCGAACTCCAAAAACAGCTGGTGGATGTGTGTAAGAATACAAGTAGTATAAGTAATAGTCATGTTAATAGCAACAATAATAGCAACAATAATACCTTCAATCTCCAGTTCTTTCTCAATGAGCAATGCAAGGATGCGATGAATATTAGTGATTTTGCTAATTCGATTGACCTCCAGCTGTCGGATTTTGAAAGCGTCGGCGAACTCGGCTATGTCGAAGGGATAACAAAAATCATGCTGGATAAACTGAATAGCATGGATATTTATAAACGCCCAATCCATTGTAGCGACGCAAAGAGAGAAATTATATATGTGAAAGATCACGATAAATGGGAAAAAGAAGAAAAGGATAACCCAAAGTTGCGCTACGCCATCAAAACCGTCTCCTTTAATAATATGAAATTAATGGGTTTGTGGAGCAGTACGTATCCAGAAAGCATGGACGGCGAATCGCGTCTCAATGATAAGTATATGAAACTAATTAAACAATCGACCGGCGGGAATGGGGAAATCGCGGATAGTGAAAATAAAATTATTCGGCGGATAGCCAAGGAAATACTGATAGATAAAAAGGTCTGAATGAATAAAAAAATAAAAAATAAAATAAAAAAATCCACGGGTAATAATTACTTGCCGGTAATTATTGGGGTGTCCTGATTTTATTGCGGGGGGTAACTAAAACGCCCGCTCCACTTGGCTCCGTCAAACATCTCGTAGGTCACCAATTCGAAGCCCGAATAGTATGTCGGCTGATTTGCCACGCTCTTCTTCATGACAATATCCATGGTATCGTGATCAATATACGCCAGGACATTTTCGACATACATTGGCAAAAACCCCACTTTGTCATTAACAAAGGTATTTTTTAGGACAGCCGTTTGTTCCGCTCGGTCGTCTCTGCCCCCCGTACTGCGAAAGTAAATATCGTAGATGCTACCATCGCATAATTCAATGTTTATATAAAAGTTTTTTCGCACTCGTTCGATGTTTCCTCGACGATCGTATATTGCGCGCATTATGCTGAGACTCATTTTCTGTGGCTGTTTCGCTTTGCTTTGCTTTGCTTTGCTTTTCTTTGGTTAATACTATTACTATTTATATAATATTGCATTTCAATTTTATAAATCTTTATTCATATTTCAATATTTTTTTTATAAATATTTAACCATAAAATATATCGGTTATATATATAATATTATGGAAATTATGCAAATAATTCTGATTGTCGTTCTATTGATAATGCTTATTTATTTTATAATGTGGTTATTTACAAAATCTACCCAATTGACCAAAATGTCCGATGCAACTATTCGGCAAGTTATATTAGCCAATACTTTACCCAACAATAAACATTCTAATAATTATACCTATTCGACGTGGTTTTATGTGAATGATTGGAATTATCGATTTGGCGAACCGAAAATAATTCTGGGACGTTTAGACAAAGATAATAACCCCAGTCCTTCAATTACTATCGGCGCCATGGAAAACAACGTCAATGTAGCGGTAGCATGTTACCCAATTTCTGCCTCAACGGCGCCTATTATTCACCAATGTAATGTTTCGAACATTCCTTTACAAAAATGGGTAAATTTGATTGTCAGTTTATACGGACGTACTTTAGATTTATATTTAGACGGTAAATTAGTTCGGACGTGTGTTTTGCCGGGCGTGGCAAAAGTTAGCCCGGAAACGGATATTTTGGTTACGCCGAATGGAGGGTTTAATGGCTGGACGGCCAACTTTCAGTATTGGGCGGCGGCATCCAATCCCCAAGAAGCCTATAATATTTATAAAGGTGGGTACGGTAATAGCACGATGTTCAATAGATTTCGCATCAAAGTTTCTTTTCTTAGCAATGATAAAGAAAAAACGAGTTTTACTATCTAAGACACACTTTTTGTAAAAGTGTAGCAAAATACACAACCTTTAGAAAACAACCTTTAGAAAAGGTTGCGCCAAAATTAAAAACAACCTTTATCAGCGAAGCAAGTAGAAAAGGTTCAAACGAAGTAGGTTGCGCCAAAATTAAAAACAACATTTATCAGCGAAGCAAGTAGAAAAGGTTCAAACGAAGTAGGTTGCGCCTAATTACAACCTTTAGGAATACAACATTTATCAGCGAAGCAAGTAGAAAAGGTTCAAACGTAGTAGATTGTTACAAAACCGAAATAGGATAAAATTTTATTTTAAATTTACAATATTTTTTATTGTAAATTTTGGATGCCTTTTGCTACACTTTTGGAAAAGTGTGGTTTTAAAGTGTTTGTATATATATATTATATAATGAGTTCTTCATTTGGTAAAGTTTCCGAAGGTGCCGGGGGGTTTATTAGACCCTTCTCTTCCAATAGATATATTCAAGGTAGTTCTGAATTTCTCCAATCCAATAGCCTAGTCGCCAAATTCGCCTTTTTAATTCTCGCTCTAATTTTATTTGTTATGGCCTTACGTTTAGGCTCTGCAATTTTAGCCTGGTTATTTTCCCCATCGCAATCCCCGATCTTAATTGACGGGATGATTGTGTCGAACCAAATGATGCGTATACCGCAAGATCCCAAAGTCCCCGGTTCTGTGCCCATTTTACGCTCAAATAATAGCACGTATGGTTTAGAATTTACCTGGTCTGTCTGGATTTTTGTCAATGATTTTGCCTATAAAGAGAATGAATATAAACACGTCTTTCACAAAGGGAATGATGGTATCAATGTCTCGACCGAACCGATTGGCATGAATTACCCGAATAACGGGCCCGGATTATATATTGCCCCTCATACGAATAATTTAGTCGTAGTGATGAGCACCTTTGACGAACCCAAGGAAGAAGTTATTGTGAAAGATCTGCCCCTGAATAAATGGGTGAATGTAATTATGCGTGTCAGTAAACAAAATCAACTCGATGTTTATGTCAATGGAGTTTTAGCTAAACGGCATATGTTGAAAAGTGTTCCCAAACAGAATTACGGGGATGTATTTGTCTCGATGAATGGAGGGTTTTCTGGATTTACCTCGGACCTGCGATATTTCAGTAGTGCTTTAGGCACCTCGCATATTCAGTCGATTGTGGACAAGGGGCCGAATGAAAAGATGCTGGACGGTAGTGACATGTCGAAGAGCAAACCCCAGTATTTGTCGGCACGCTGGTATTTTAATAGGTCGGAGGACTAACCCACAACTTTTTCGGCGAAGCAAGTTGAAAAGGTTCAAACGAAGTAGGTTGCACCAAACCCCACAACCTTTGAAAAAGGTTGCACCAAATCACACAACCTTTGAAAAAGGTTTCACCAAACCCCACAACCTTTGAAAAAGGTTGCACCAAACCCCACAACCTTTGAAAAAGGTTGCACCAAATCACACATAATTTATAAATAAATAAAGCCTAAATTTAACTTGAATTTAGGCTTTATTTGGCTCAACCTTTTTTAAAGGTTGATTATATGAGCAACAGCAACACCAATGATACGTTTTGTACTATTGCCGACAAAGTAGGCCAAGCTTTAGCTACTGATCCGACATATATTGAAAAATATCCCGAATTATATAATCTTATCCATTACCCCGGGCCGAATCCTCCCAGTCTTTGGACCCGTTCCTATACTGATTGTGTGAATTGTCAAAATAATTATTGTGATGCCAGTGTGCCCTCCCCAAATCCCACTGGTTACCCCCCGGCAGTGTGTGATTGTACCAATACAACTTATATAACTTCGAAACAATTGGACATGCGACGCAAGGCGGAGATTTTTAAATATAAAATAAATGCCTCGGATCAAACCAAGAAGCAAAGGTACGCCTTGATTGCGAAAGGTATTAATCAGTATCGGAAAAAATGTTGGGCGACGCAAAGTGAAGGTTATACTAATCCTAATGTGAATGGCTTAGTACAAGCGGGTAATACTTTAATATGTGGGACGGATACACAGGCAGCACAAAATATCGCCTATTGTTCGCCGACTACAAATAATGATGTACCGGGACCAATTACCACAATTTGTTATGATAAAAGTATTCCATTGACGAATTATGTCGTGCGACGCATTTATACCTTTAATGGTACCAAGTGGCCACAAACGGCATGGCAGCCGGGATATAACGGATTTCCGATTGGCAAGGCGGGGAATGGGAGTATGTTCAACCTTTTATAAAGGTTGTAATTTTGGCGCAACCTTTTATAAAGGTTGTAATTTTGGCGCAACCTTTTATAAAGGTTGTTTTTTATTTGTGTTATATATGAACATCGTACTCTTATCGTTATTTAGTACAATTATTTTTGGAATAATTGATGCGGTATTTTTTCTTTTCTTTGAAGAAACCGCGCAAAATAAAATAAAAAAACTTACTCATGTCAGCATGAATATTGCTGAAATAGTAACGGGTTCTTTATCGGCAGCTGCCGCAATATTTGTAGCAGCAAATGTAGAAATCTCCCTGGAAGAAGAGATGTATTTAATCCATCATCCACTGCTGGATGTATCCGGTATCCTCCTGGGGACGTTGGTAGTAGTATTAACGTACGTGTTTTATATTCGATATATCAGAAAGACACTTTTATCAGCGAAGAAAGTATATTAACGAAGTAAGTATATTAACGAAGTAAGTATATTAACGAAGTAAGTATATTAACGAAGTAAGTAGGAAAAAACAAACATTTATATAACATAAATATATGGTATATAAACGTATAACAAAGTAGAAAACGTCGAACTTATAAGAAAGGTGGCTCTACTATCTTTTTATAATCAACCGTCTCGTAAATTCGGATTTATACACAATTCACGTGATGGGAAAATATCACCGGACATGCACGTATCACCTTCGCCCACGCTAATACAACTGCGGAAACCCCGATCTTCACCGATATAACAATAACCAGCTTTCTTACTGACTTTACTCGCTTGAATCAAACTCCCTGCATCATCGGGTAAAGGCATAATATCTTTATTTTTTCTCATGCCATTACCCATACCCATGCCATTTGTACCCATACCTTTGCCAATGCCTTTGCCAATGCCTTTGCCTTTACCCTTATCTAATCCTTTTTGCAAGACATTTAAACCACCGGTTAAAGTCCCGGCAGTGACATCAATGACTTTCTTCGAACCGGAAGCGGTTAAATCAATGGTCTTTTTTGCCGTCTCACTTATACCGTAGCCAAAATAGGCTAAGATTGGTCTAAAAAAATCAACTATCCGATCGGTTATTTTACCGATAAAATTCGAAAAAGTTCCTACATAACTAAATAAATTAAACCCGAAAATGGCTAAAATTACAAATATAATTATATATTTCCACATATTACTATTGTTATTACTATTTTCAGGAATGTCCGGGGAATTAGAAATAACATCGGTTTCCATATATACAACCTTTAGAAAAACAACCTTTGAAAACAACCTTTAGAAAAGGTTGCGCCAAAATCAAACCAAAATAAAAGACAAATAAAACACAAATTTACGCCAAATTCAAACCTAAACTTACAAGTAATTTTTTGGTTCAACCTTTTCCTAAAAGGTTGTTTTCCATTGGTTGTTTTTTGGTTCAACCTTTTCTTAAAAGGTTCTTTTTTGGTTCAACCTTTTCCTAAAAGGTTGGGGGATTGGCTTTCTTCATCATACTATTCAACGTCCACTTGCGTCTGTCATAGCCTTGCGGTACCTGCAATTTGTTACCACTCCGTATATCATGTGTAGCATAATCTTGCTCATTGGGATTCATAAAACAGTCAAAATGTGTAATATTTATATATTCATTAGTAACAAACCATTTAATATTTTTCAAGGAGGTTATATTATCCGGTGTTTCCCGTTTATAGACTACACTATCTCGTTTTGAAATGATACGTTCGAAGCCATCAAACGCCCGAATAATACGGGGATCACGCATTTGATAAAACTGCGATCGGTCAATAGTTAAACCGAGTTTCAAACAGCGTTCTTGTATCACGTTATCTTCTAAACCCCAGCCCCAAAAATTCGGAAAGCCTAAACTACGTTCAAAATCACCCCCCTTAATGGCAAAAATCCCCCCCAGGGCGAATTCATAGCCGTAATAATGTTTTACTCTACCCGGTGTTGTATCGTAATCAATGAGGTCTTTGCTGGCGGGAAATGTATCGACGTCATGAAAAATAAAAGTAATATTTTTATAAGCCTGAGGATACTTACATTTCATAGCCAGGAAGCCGATATTTTTCATGGCGCCGCGGTTAAACGGTCGTGCATCGTGCTGGTGGGCGAAATATATTTCATAAGAACCGATTTCATTAGAGCCGATTTCATTAGAGCCGATTTCATTAGAGCCGATTTCATTAGAGCCGATTTCATTTACTAAAATATTCTCTGTCATGTGTTTCAAAAATTCCTGTTTTTGATTCTCTCTATTTCGATAAGGAATAATGAATATTTTATTGGGCACATTCATTTTAATATATTCTTATTAAATATTTGATAGGTATACATAATTATACTATACAATAAACATATTTTATCGGTATACAATATGTTTATTGTTTGAAAATTTCATTCATCTTCTCCAACCGTTGAATAGTTTTATCCAAATTAGTTTTCTCTAAACCATGAAACAAATAATCATCGCCCAGGGTGATTTCATTCTTCTTGACGTCTTTATACACTAAACCAATCTTCTTCATAATCGCATCAATGCTATCTTTATTGTTTATGATCGGAATATTAAAATCGATATGCTCCGTTAATAAATTAATCGCAAAATAGATAATAAATCGTCGTTTTTTCTTTACACCCGTGGTATATTTTATACTAAAGAGTTCCAATAAAGCATTGAGGATTTTCTTTAATAAGGGTGGTTTATCTTCGCATGCATGGAGTAAAATATCCCAAATAATCCAAATGGGGTCTTTATTAAATTTGTCGAGGACAGGCGCGATGGTGCGCGTCTCCGCCACAGCTGTTTCTTTATTCTGCTTACACATGGTTTCAAACTCCAGGAGCCACTCCAACCAATAACAGGCGGAGACACAATTTTTGGAGGTTTCAGAAATATGATAGGCAAATTCATTCATGGCAATATACAATTCTTTCGGATCGTCGGGTTTAAATAGATCTTTAGCAAACTCGATGGTGGGGGCTTTTAGCTTGGAGGCCATATGTGTCATGTCAAATTCGTCAGTTTTCTGAATTTTTACGGCTTCTAAACTGTGTTTTTTCCGGGATTGACACAAGACACAAATAATCTCGGAGAAGAGTTGCCGGATTTTCACATTATTGCGCATCGTGAGCTCATTACCGGCATAGCCATTGGCTAAGATGTCTTTGAAATTCGTGAAACGCATTGCAATATAAATGGGTAATTTCGGGTTGCCGACGTGAATATAACGGCTGAAAAAAAGAATAATCGTGTCCCATATATCGAGGAAATGCCCGGCACAGACGAGTTCGGCGGCCCAATAACACGCCGGTTCGATTTTGTTGTTGACTAAACTATTGAGGAGTTCGGTTTTCACTTTGGATTTTTGAAAATTCGAAAAGGATAAACCCCTAAATTCCTGGATGCCACGTTTATCATTTATTTCTATTGTTAAGGAGTCTGTCATACTATATATATCTGTTACACTTGTACTTTACACTTGTACTTTATATTTTTTACTCTTGTACTTTTTAATAAAGTATATATACATATGGATACATATATTATATCAGTTAATATTTCACGATCGCTTACTAGCTCTACTTCAATATATGTTAACAAATATAGTGGACAAATTAATCCATTTGCTGGTGTTAATTTATCAAGTTTATATGGATTAACTATAAATGGAGGAGGAGGTATTAGTGCTATTGTAAGTGTCGTTTATACTGGAGCTAATAATGAATATATCATAACAGTAACTTCTAGTTCATTTTTAGCAACCGCTACAGGCAATTTAAATATTCCTCTAAATATTAACAATATCCCGTCAAATGCAATTACGAAAACACAGATTATATATCCTATTGTTGGAAACATTACTCTTCTTGATACGGCTACACATACAAATCCTGTTATTTGGTTTTATCCTATAAATAGTATTGTATACACTTTGAGTGTGAATACATCAATCAGTAATAATAATAATAGTTATCAGGTAACCGCGTCTGGTATTAATATTTATGGTAATATTGTTGGATATTATATTGTTAATGCTACTAATAATAATGTTCCAATATATTGGTCAAGATATGATGATTCGCTTTTTCAAACAATATATACTGGTAGTTCAAATAGTTATGGTTCTGCAATTGATATAAATAATAATGGTAATATTGTAGGAAATATTGTCGAACTTATAGTGGTTGGAACTAATACTACACAAAAGATATATCCGACATATTGGTCATCTTATACATCTACAAGTCCAATAAGATTAAGTAGTTCTGGATTGAATGTAGGAAATGGAAAAGCTTCTGGAATTAATGATAATCAGAATATTGTTGGTCAATATTCAATTAATTCATCGAACGTACCCATATATTGGTCAAGCATTACTGCATCTCCAATACAATTAAATTTAAATAATGGAACAGCCGGTGCTGCCTTTGGTATAAATAATTTAGGACAAATTGTTGGAAATATTCTTTATGGTTCTACACGTTTCCCCGTTGTTTGGTCTTCTTATAATGACACGACTCCAATATCACTGAATATGTTAAATTCAACTACTGGTTATGCAAATGGTATTGATGACTTAGGAACAATTACAGGTTATATTGTAATTAATAATGTAGATACTCCAGTATATTGGTCGTCTGCTTCATCTACAGTAACACCTGTGATTTTATATAGGCCTGCTAATACGGATAATACAACTGTAATAGATAGTACTAGTTCTGGTATATCTAGTATGATAATTATTCCCTATTCGACCACACCAAGCCCTAGTCCTACGCCTACACCTACGCCTACACCTACGCCTACACCTACGCCTACACCTACGCCTACACCTACGCCTACGCCGACGCCCGATGAAACTACGCCTACGCCTACACCTACACCTACACCTACGCCTACACCTACGCCTACACCTACGCCTACACCTACGCCCGATGAAACTACACCCACACCTACGCCTACCCCTACGCCTACGCCCGATGAAACTACACCCAC